TTCCAATGATTCCATTAATAATTTCAAACATTGTACTTGTATTTGCTGCAGGATACTTTGGATTCCGAGCTTATGTTTTAGCTGGATTATTAGCAGATAGCGATGATTATCATCAGTCTGTAGAAGCATCTAATGAATATATGTATTCTAAAATTTTAGAAGCGTATGCTAAAATGAAAGAACTTGACCGAATTGGTGCTTTTGAAAAAGATGATGAAGCAGGAACAACATTTTCTTTATTAAAAGAAGTAATTGATAATCTTAAAAAGGAATTCGATGGCGAAGAGAGCGAAGAAGAAAAGTAATAATTACTTCACTAAAATAACTGAATTAGCAATTGTCGGTTATAACAAATCAGATAGCAGTGTAACGCGTGAAAAAATATATCGTCGTTTTATTTATCCAGCTTTCATGAAATTAGCTGAAAATTTAATTAATAAAATGAAACCAGATTATATTGATTCTTCATTTCAAGACTTACAAACTGATTTAGTTACCTTTTTAACAGCTCGATTAGATAAATTTAATCCAGAAGCAGGAAAAGCATATTCTTATTATACAAGAACATCATTTAACTATTTAATTGCTGAAAATCAAAAAGGATATTCTAAATTAAAACAAGATACTCAAACAATCAATGTTGATGAACAACGAAACATAATGACTGAAATTCATAATGATGAAATGCAAGAAACTATTCGTTATTTTATGGATGCATACATTGAATATTGTTATGAAAACTTAAATTTAATTTTTAATAATCCTATAGATATACATGTTGCAGATTCAATACTTCATATTTTTGAAACAAGAGACAATATTGAAGATTTTAATAAAAAAGCATTGTATATTTTTATACGAGAACGTACGGGATTAGAGACTACTAATATTACTCGTGTTATTAAAACATTAAAACAGCTTTACGAAAACAAATTTAAACAATACGAATCAACAAACTTCATAAAATTGCCGTTTTGATATTTATATTATATATAAATGTTACAAAATGGATAAAAACGAAGAATTATTTAAAGGCACTACATTTGCAGACTTAATGTCTGATGTCTATCATAACAGCAAAAAGAAAGATCGGCAAATTACTCAACTTATTGCACAATTACAACCTTTAATACGCAATGCATCAGATGCAACAATTATTGTTCCATTAATTAAAGAATATTTAGATGTTGCGGTTAAAAATGATGATCATCTTGTAAAATTAACTGCAATCGTTCAACGATATATTTCTACTAAGCAAACAATTGCCGGAGCTGATTCTTTATTATCAGATGAAGAAAAACAGCAACTTCTTAAAATAGCAGAATCTACTTTAGAAACGGAATTAAATGATGAAATTGAAGATCTACGTTCATTGGATCAACAAGATCACATCATGCAAAATAAAATAGAACAAGCAAAAAATAAACTAAAAGATTCAGATGTATAACGAATACGGTGTTCCGATATCATTTTATATAGCAGAAGTAATTGAAATTATTACTGATGTAAATATCAGATGTAAAATGATTTTCCCGGATCCGAATTGTCCTCCGGTTGACATTGTAAAACCGGTAGATATTAATTCTAAAAAAATTCCGTTATTAGGAGAACATGTATTAATATTTAGAGGTTATGCAAATACGTCTAATGTTAATCAATTATTACCTGAATGGTATTATCTATCTATTATTTCTACTTTAAATGATGTTAATATCAATGCAATACCAGGTTTAAGTAAAACTGGTAATACGAATGTAGCACCAGGTAAAACGTTTAAAGAAAAAATAATATCTCCATTACTGCCGTATGAAGGTGATATCATAACAGAAGGCCGTTGGGGAAATAGTATACGTTTTGGTAGTTCATTTGATACTTCAAAAGTAAATACACAACCAAATTATCGTGGAGATATAGGTAGTCCTATTATTTTAATGTCTAATAGCATTAAAAATCAATCCACCGGAAGTATTGTAGAAAATGTTCAAACAGATGCATCATCTTTTTATTTAACTAGCAAACAACAAATTGTTAATTTAACTACTAATAGGCCTATAACACAAAATATTTCATCAGTATCGAATTTTAATAATTCACAACTAATAGGAGTTGCAGATAGAATTGTATTAAAATCAAAAACAGATTCAATAATTATTGATGCAAAAGACAAAATGGAACTTAATGCAGAAACAATATATATTGGATCATCTACTAATAAAGAACCATTACTTCATTCAACAGCTGTTGTTAAACTATTACAAAAATTAATAGCATTAGTAAAAATTGGATTTGCTGATTCTAGCGGTGTTATATGTACACCTCTTTATGATAGTTTGCCAGAAGCAGATGTTGAAAAATTAATGAAGGAACTTACTAATGATAATATACTTGTAGATGCTTATAAACAAAATACAATTAACACTTAATGGCAATAGGAACTTCAATACCAGCAAATTTAATTAAACAGATAATACCTGTTTTAATGAAACAAGTTGAAACACTTTCAACTAATGCTGAACAGATTATTAAACAAATTGAAACTATTCCTGGATCTACAAAATGTGATGATCCACGCGTTAATGATGCAAAACGTAAACTGCAAGATTTATATGATTTAATTGAAAAAATAAAAAATGGATTAAACGTAATCAATCAAATAACGCCTGTTATTAATACAGTGGCTACTATATCTAGCACATTATCAAACATACAATTGGCAATTCCAGCTGTACCAGGTGTACCTACCGGCCCTATTTCTAAATTAATAACAACATTTGATAATCTAGGCAAAAATGCAAAATCATCAATATCAAGTTTGCAAGGTATGGTTAGTTCGATAAATATTCAATTTGCCAGAATCAATCAGTTATTAGCAAAAGCAATAACAAAACTTTCTGCAATTTGTAATTCGGATACGTTTAACGTTTCAGCTGATATTGCTCAAGAATTAAATGAGTTAAACGGATTAGATGCATCTAGATATCCAACGCAGTTTTATACAGAACTTAATGTATCCGATGAAGATATAACGGGACGTTTAACAACCATACAAGATTTATTAACAGAACAACTTAATGTATTACAAAATCTTAAAGAAGCTCCTAGTGAAGTTCGAAGTGGAAGTATACCTCCAACAAATGATATAGGAGATATTGATGATTATTATGTTGATGTTGATAGTCAAATTATATATGGTCCTAAAACTACAAGCGGTTGGGGTAATGGCATAAGTATCTAATCAATTTTACATTCATTTATATTTATAATAAAAGTTATCATATGGATTCAAAAACATTAATAAAAGCACTAAAAATAGCCGTACGTGATGTTATTAAAGAAGAACTAACTGAAATACTTCGCGAAGGGTTACAATCGACTATCAATGAGATGAAATCTTCATCTCCGGGACCAGTTAGTCGCGTAACAGGAAAACCAGTATCACAGCCATCAGTAAAAAATAAAGTTCAATTTCAAAAAACCGGTTTTGCAAATATTTTAAACGAAACTCCATCACTTAAAGAAGCGTCGCCATCGGTTTCTAGTTTTTCTGAAATGATGAATGAAAACTATCAAGATTTATCATTTACATCTGCAGACGCTGCAGGATTTGGAATGTTGCGAAATGGACAACAGCCTGCAGGCCCTCAAGTAATGAACGATCCGGAAACGGGAAAAACGTTTGAAGTAGATCCAGTTATTGCAAAAGCAATGACTCGTGATTATTCTGATTTAATGAAAGCAATAGATAAAAAGAAAGGTAGATAATGGCATATCAAGTAATCGATATATCTGATTTTACTACTAATAATACTGTATTACCATTAGGTATATCGTTTAAAGATACTACATCATTACTGCCGGCAGTTTATGATATTGCAAGACAAATTCAAGAAAATATATCCGATGTCCTATCAACATATCCGGGAGAACGTGTAGGCGATTGGATAACATATGGTTGCAGATTACGAGAAATAATTTTTGAACCAAATGTTAATAATTTAAAATCAGAAATTTCTGAAATGATTGTAGATGCATTTTCTTCATGGATTCCATCTAATGTAGATTTAACTAGTATAGATATAACTACTGCTGAAGATAATCCAAATTTGCAAAATTTAATAGAAATAAAAATTAAATATATTATAAATGGAACTATAAACGGTTCAGTTACTGTATCGGGAACTGAAAGTGGTAATTTAACTGTAACAGGATAAACATGGAAACAAAAAAAGATATTTCATATCTAGGAAAAGATTTTAATCAATTTAGAAAAAATTTAATTGATTTTTCAAGACAATATTTTCCACAAACCTATACAGATTTTTCTCCAGCTTCTCCTGGTATGTTATTTATAGAAATGGCAGCATATGTTGGAGATGTATTAAGTTTTTACTCCGATGTTAATTTACGAGAATCTTTTTTAGAACAAGCTGCGGAACAAGCAAATATATATGACTTATCTAAAAATTTAGGATATAGACCTAAAACAGCTACGCCGGCTCACGTAAAATTAGATGTATTCCAAGTAATACCTGCTTCTGGATCTGGAGCTAATGTTGCCCCGGATTTTAATTATGCATTATCAATCAAATCGGGAATGCGCGTACGATCTACTAATAGTAATACGTCAACTAGATTTCGAACGTTGGATGTAATAAATTTTGCATATTCATCGTCATATGATGCAACGGAAGTATCAGTATATGAAGTCGATCCCGCTACAAATACACCAACATATTTTCTTTTAAAAAAACAAGTTAATGCAGTTTCCGGAGAAATTAAAACACAAACATTTTCTTTTGGATCTCCAATACCATATGATACAATTTTATTAAATGATACAA